CACTGAGACGTAAGGAGGCCGTCCGAACGCACAGGGATACTGCTGTGCGTCCTTGCGGTCGACTGAGCTGAGGAGGGAAAAGCGAGCATGGCAGAGACGAAGGAGACCGAAGCGAAGCCGACCGAGCCCGAGGAGCCGACGATCCCGCGCGAGCGGCTGATCGCTGAGGCGCGGGCGTTCACCGGGTTCGCGCCGCACGAAGTCGCAGGCGCGCTCGCGGGCGAGCGCAAGCAGAACTTCACCGTGGCGGAGGCCAAGAAGCTCACTGAGAAGTGGCTCAAGGTCGAGGTCGCGGTCGACACGGTCGAGGAGGTCTAGGGAATGAGCGGCATCTTCTCCAAGAGCTCCCGGCCGAAGCGCCCGGGCGCTTACTTCAACTGGCTCGCGGTGCAGCCGTCCGACGTTCCGCCCGCCATCGGGTCGATCGTCGCGGTCGGCTTCACGCACACGTGGGGCCCCGACAGCGTGGCCGTCCCGCTGTCGCAGATGGGCGACTTCGCCGACGTGTTCGGCGGCGACGCGAGCAACCCGAGCTCCGGCTACGTGGCCGTGCGCGGGGCGTTCCAGGGCGACGACGAGTTCGGCGGGGCGGGCACGGTGCTCGCGTACCGCATGGTCGGCTCGGCGGCCGCGAAGGCCGCGAAGACCATCCAGAACATCGCGGGCACGCCGGCGAACGCGCTGACGCTGACCGCGCGGTACAACGGCACGTTCGGCAACCGCCTGAACGTCACGACGCAGGTCAACTCGTCCGACGGCACGAAGCTCGACCTGCTCATCTACGACGGGACGACGCTGCTGGAGACGTGGACGGCGACCCGCACGGACGTAGCGGGCCTCGCGGCCGCGATCACGGCGGGCTCGGCGTGGGTGACGGCGACCTCGCTCGTCACGGGCACCGGGCTCGCGTACGTCGCGAACCAGGCGCTCACGGGCGGCAACGACGGCGCGACGCTCGTCTCGGGCGACTACACGGCCGCGATGAGCGACCTCGGCACGCAGCGGTTCGGCGTGCTCGTGTTCGAGAACCTGACCGACTCGTCGATCGTCGCGGCGCTGAAGACGTGGGCGGACGGTCTGAACACCGCCGGCCGGCGCTTCTCGGTCGTGGTCGGCGGGGCGAGCGACGAGGACGCGTCGACGGCGATCGCGCGCAGCGGGACGCTGAACGACTCGGACTTCCTGAACGTCGGCGTCGGGCACGTGGCCGACAGCGGCCTGCTCGACTCGGTCGGCGCGGCGCGGCTGCTCTCGACGGCGCAGGCGGCCCCGCGGATCGCGGGCTCGTACGCGGCGCGCGGCGAGCGGCAGTCGATGACGTTCGCGCACTTCGGCGGCTGGACGCTGTTCAACGGCGCCTCGGACGCGGAGGTGTCGCTCTGCATCGACGCCGGGGTGATCGTGCTGACGCTCGACTCCAACCCGGACGCGCCGGTGCGGATCGAGTCCTCGCGGACGACGTACACGACGACCACGAACGCGGCGAAGCCGTACGTGGTCTACCGCAACCCGAAGGCCGTCGCGCTCATGCACTCGATCGAGATCGAGCTGACCGAGTGGGCCGAGGCGAACGTCGTCGGCCAGCCGGTCGACCAGGAGACGCGGTCGGCGGTGCTCGCGAGGATCAACACGGTCATGCAGCGCCGCGTCGACCAGCGCGTCGTGCAGCCGGGCTTCACCGCCCGCGTCGATCCCGTGCCGACCCCCTCGGACGACGACGAGTTCGTCGCGTTCGAGATCGACTTCCACTACGGCCGCTCGGCCGAGCAGGTGTTCTTCTCGGGCCGGATCGGCTAAGAGCCGCGACGACGGAAGGAGGCAAGACAGGTGGCAGACATCAGGAGCAAGTACCGGCAGAGCGGCTACTTCGGCTCGGCCTACCGCAACGGCCGGCTGCTCGCCGACGTTGTCGAGGTCGCGACGCCGGTCCAGATCAACCGCATCACGGTCCCGGCCGTCGGCTCGGCGGACGAGTCGTACAAGAAGGGCCGCGTGACGCGCGAGGGGACGCTGTCCATCCACAAGATCGACACGTCCTGGGAGCTGGAGGTCTATGCGCTTCTCTCGCAGTCGGACGACGAGGTGCGGGCCGCGCGCGACGCGGGCAACCCGATCAACCCGGCGTTCGCGATCGTGCTGAAGCTCGACGACCCGGAGGCCCTCGGCGTGGAGCGGTGGCAGCTCGACGGCTGCCGTATCTGGAACATGACGCCGGGCGCGTTCGCGCAGGGAGACGACATCACGCAGCGTCAGTACGACCTGACGTGGGAGCGCGAGACGCCGCTCACGGCGTTCAAGCGCGGCGTCGACTCGCAGGGCCGCGACCGCGCCGTCTACGTCGTCGGGAGCCCGTAGGTCGGATGCCGGAGGTCGACTACGACAAGGCGTGGCACAAGCTCAAGGCTCACGTCTCGTCGAAGCGGTCGCACGGCGCCGACGAGCTGAAGGTTCGCATGCACGAGATCGAGGTCGAGAGCCTCGTGCCGGAGGGGGAGCAGGGGTACGACACGACCCCGCTCCCTCCTCGGTCTGACAGGCCCACTCACCCCGCCGCCGCCTAAGCCGCGGAGGGGCGATGGCTCACCCACTCACTCCGAGGAGGAGCGATGGACGGAACGGACGAACGGAAGGGCACGAGCCTGATCGACACGGGCGAGGACGAGCCGATCGAGGCGGGCGGCGCGGAGGACACGCGCTTCGAGGCGAGGGACGCGGTGCAGCGCATGGCTGAGGACCCGCCGGTGGCCGACCGCGAGGGCGAGCTCAAGCCCGAGGACGCGAAGCAGGTCATGGAGGCGTCGGAGTGGCTGCTCCAGTCGTTCGACCAGGAGCAGGTCGCCGTGCACCGCCTCACGCTCGACGTGGGCGCGCCGACGCACCCGATCGAGATCCCGTGGACGATCAAGTCCGTCGACGGCGCGGAGCTGCGCCGCATCCGCGCGCGCGGGGCCGACTCGCTGACGGGGAAGCAGGCGCGCGCGAAGGGCGCCATCGCGGACGCGGACGCGGCGTACCGCGCGAACCTCGCGGTGGTGGTGGCGGGCACGTACGACCCCGACCTCAAGACGGTCGCGGAGATGCGCGGGCTCGCGGACCCGACCATGCTCATCGAGGAGGCGTTCAAGAACAAGCAGGGCCTCGTCGACCAGGTGGCGGGCGAGATCATGTCCCTGTCGGGCTACGACGACGAGGCCGTCCGCGACGCCGTGGAGGTGAAGGCGACGGGAAACTCGTAGAGCTCGGCGGCCCGATGCGGGACCTCTACCTCGCGTGGAGGTACTCGGGCGGCCGGCTAGACCCCTACCGCACGGCGCACGTGCTGGGAGAGGACTACCGGCCGCTCGACGACCCCGACGATCCGCCCATGCCGCCCAAGAGCCACCGGCGGATCCGCAACGTGCTCATCGGCTTCGCGCTGATGGCGGAGGCGGAGGAGCTGGAACGGCTCTCGGCAGCGCCGCCGGGCCTGTGACGACCAACACCGAGAACTAACGCCGAGCGCGCCGAGGAGGTGAGCAGTCATCGCAGCGACCGTCGAAGGGGTATTCCGCATCATCGACCGCGCCTCCCCGGCCATGAAGGGGATGGAGCGGCAGGCCCTCAAGACCGACGCGGCGATCGCCTCGGTCGGCGCGACGCTCGACACGATCGGCTCGCGCAAGCAGAGCCGCCAGATGGGGATGACGAGCCGCGACCTGCGGACGGTCGGCGTCGAGGCCGAGAACGCCGGGAAGCGGGCGCGCGGCGCCGAGCAGGGGTTCCGCAAGATGGACAACCAGGTCGAGCGGGTCGGCGGGACGGCGGAGCGGGCCGCGAAGAAGCTCGGGTCGCTGATGGTGCTTATGAAGCCGATCCTCTGGACGGGGATCGGCGCGGCGATCGGCGTCGTGGTGCAGGCGGTCGGCGCGCTGTCGGGCGGGGTGATCTCCCTCCTGCCGAGGATCTCCGACCTCACGGGGCTAGCCGCGCCCGCGGTGGCGGGGATCGCGGGGCTCGGCGTCGCGGCCATCGCGACGAAGCTCGCGATGCACGGCCTCACGCAGGCGTACAACGGGAACAAGAAGGCGCTCCAGCAGCTCACGCCGGAGGCGCGGAGCTTCCTCGCCCAGCTCAAGCAGATGCGCCCGTTCATGCGCGACCTCCGCCAGTCGTCGCAGCAGGGGCTGTTCCCCGGCCTGACGAGGACGCTGCAGCGCGTGCAGGGCGCGAGGCCGCAGCTGTCGAGCCTGCTCCGCGGCGGCGGGTCGGCGGTCGGGGACAGCGTGGACACGATCGCGAAGTCGGCGCTCGCGCCGTCGGCGCTCGGGGACACGGGGCTGCTCGCCAACCAGGGCTTCAGGATGATCCGCCAGACGGCGTCGGCGCTCACGAACCTGCTCGGCATCGTCCGCAACTTCGGGGTGGCCGCGATGCCGTTCACGAACTGGCTCACGTCGAGCGTCGTGCTCTGGTCGCGCCACCGCCTCGCGATCTCGCAGTTCAACCGCGACAGCGGGAAGACGGCGGCGTTCCTCGACCGCACGAAGGTCGCGCTCCGCGGGACGGTGCACTTCGTCGAGCTGCTCTGGGGAAACCTGAAGATCGTCGGCCAGGCCGCCCGGCCGCTCGGGGACGTGCTCTACGGCTCGATCAACAAGTCGCTCCAGAAGTGGCAGGACTTCCACTCGCTCGTCGGCAGCCGCGTCGGCCTGACGCGCGAGTTCCTCGCGATGGGGGCGGCCATCAAGCAGATCACCGGGCTCGCGTCCGACCTCGGCGCGGCGATCTTCCGCATGGGCGCCGACGGCCACCTCGGGCACACGGTGCAGTCGCTCCGCGGGCTCGTGCCGGCGCTCGAGAAGGTGCTCACGCTGCTCGCGGACAAGTTCGGCCCGGCGATCGCGTCGATGCTGACCTCGATCGGCGACCTCGCGACGTCGCTGGGCGGCGCGACGGGCCCGCTCGTGCTCGCCGCGAACCTCCTGTCGAGGATGCTGGAGCTGATCGCGGACGTGACCAGGGTCGTGCCGGGGCTCGGGCAGGCGCTCGGGACGGCGCTGTCGGTGGTGCTCATCTCGCGCTTCCTCATCAAGATCGGGCTGCTGGAGAAGGGCTGGTGGCGCGTCGGCATGGCGGCCCGCTCGGCCGCGGTGGCGGAGGCCGCAGCGATGGGCGCGAGCGCCGGGGGCAGCGTGTCGCCGCTCGTGTACGGGTTCCGGTCGGGGCGGGCGGGCTCGACGCTCGTCGGCG